GTATGGAATTAATTCATAAAAGAATTGATAGAACAGATGAGAGAATCACTAAATTAAATGAAGATGTAAGAGAAAGAATTAGAGCACTTGAAAAATGGGTATGGGGTGCAGGTGCTGTGCTCACTGCCTTTGTTGTTATAGGTGGTCTTGTTGGTGATTTGGATATTATTCCTGATAGATCTGAGGTGGAGATTACAAATTAATGTGGAAAAAATACTGGAAGTTTAATGATTGGGTTTTTGAGAAAGTAACTGGCGAAAAGGTTGACTCCACGCAAGAATGGAAAGAAGTTCCAGAAAGATGGAGACGTTTCAAAAAAGAACCATTCAAATATATTAAGACTACAGGTAAAGATATTCTTGCTACAAATTTAAGACATGCTTATAAAATTTATAAGTTCTTTAAAAAGATAATTCCATGATAGTCTGGAGTATTGTCTGGATGATTGTAATACTTCTCATTTCTGTGAGTATTATGATATACTACATAATGAGATACGATCACTTCTTTCCGAATGATTAAATATATTGCAATACCATTAATATTAGTTGGTTGTACAGCACCGGTAACTGATCCACCTGCACACGCAGAGATTGTCACTTATCGTGAGGAGTTGAATGGTGAGGTTAATTTATATAATCCTGATCAGTGGATGCAGATGTATGGGATATACGAAAGAAATCGAAGAAGAGAGATAATGGAACAAAATATGACTGATCCAATAACATCTATAAATAGTGCACTAGAAGATTTTTGGGAGAAACAAGATGGGAGCAATGGTTCCACCGAGCAGGAAAAGCTGCTATAACTTTAGAGTAACGGAGATTAATCGTGTTGTTGACGGGGATACTATTGATGTCACCATTGATCTTGGGTTTGATCTATACAAGAAAGAAAGAGTTAGAGTTGCAGGAGTTGATACGCCAGAGAAAAGAACAAGAGATCTGGAAGAAAAGGCATTGGGAATAGATGCTACTAATTGGTTAAAACAAAAACTTGAGGATACAATTGATGGAGAATATGAACTTACTATACGCACTGAACTTAAAGGCGGGGTTGGTAAGTATGGGCGTTTGCTTGGTTGGTTATATGTGGGTGATGAGGAAGTTTCATTAAATGAAGATATGATTGAAGAAGGTTATGCTTGGGCATATGATGGGGGTACAAAACAAAAAGACTTCGAGGAACTTCGTAAAATACGAAGGTCTTTCGGTACACTTAATGAATAACTATTATGAAAAGTAGAATGATTGAAGCTCTCAAAGCATCTGCTAATGGAGAGATTAAAAAACACCTAGTTAATATTGATGTTTACTTACACAATCCTGTTGGTATTGGTGAGCACTCTAATATTATGGATGCTGTTACACAGGAACTAGATGCAATTTCTAAACAGCACGATAGGTTAGAAGTACTAGAAAAATATGTAGAAGGTAGAGAAAAAAATAACTGCTTTAAATACTCATGAACATAGAAGATCCTATTGATGATTGGAATATCCATTTAGAGATTGGCATTACTGATGCTAGAACATTGCATCGTATAATTTCTTTTGCTATAGAGAATGGATATGATAAGGATGATAAAGTATATCTAGAGGAAATGAAAAGTCAATTCTATGCCATGTTATTAGAATACTCTTTTACACATATAGATAATGAATGACATAACCATATTCATATTTGGTATTATGTTTGCATCAGTTGTTGGTGCAACCTTTGCATTTATGTGGAGGATGACAGGTGCTGTATTAGAAGACGTAAGGAAACCACAGAAAAAAATGCATCCTGAGATGAAAGAGGTGCAAGATGGTGATGAATTATTAGTGTTTAAGGGATTAGAAGACCCTGACGATAAATAAGGTATGGCAACTAATGATGTATATCTAGGTAATCCCAACCTAAAGAAGGCGGGTACACCTATACAATTTACAAAGAAGCAAGTACAAGAATGGATCAAATGTAAAAAAGATCCAATATATTTTGCTACCCATTATATAAAAATCATCTCACTTGATGAAGGTCTAGTTCCTTTTGACATGTATGATTTTCAAAAAAGAATCTTACAAGACTTTCATGAAAATAGATTTAACATTGCTAAACTCCCTAGGCAAACAGGTAAAAGTACTACTGTTGTGGCCTACCTTTTATATTACGCTATCTTCCTTGACAGTGTTAATATTGGTATACTCGCTAACAAAGCTTCAACTGCAAGGGAACTACTCGGAAGACTCCAACTAGCATACGAAAATCTACCGAAGTGGATGCAACACGGTATTTTAGTATGGAACAAGGGTAATGTCGAACTCGAAAACGGATCAAAAATATTGGCTGCTTCTACGTCTGCTAGTGCAGTTAGAGGTATGTCCTTCAACATTTTATTCCTTGACGAGTTTGCATTCGTCCCTAACCATGTCGCAGAACAATTCTTTGCATCGGTATATCCTACTATTACTTCTGGTAAATCAACTAAAGTCATAGTTATATCTACTCCTAATGGTATGAACCACTTCTACAAGATGTGGGAAGATGCTAGAAATGGTAAGAATGATTATATAACTAATGAAGTACATTGGTCACAAGTGCCTGGTAGAGATGCCAAGTGGAAAGAGCAGACAATAAAGAACACATCTAAACGACAGTTTGCACAAGAGTTTGAATGTGACTTCCTTGGATCTGCTGATACACTTATTAGTCCATCTAAACTACAATGTATACCGTTCAATGACCCAATAGCAAGCAATGCAGGACTTGACGTTTTTAAGAGAGCAGAAGAGGATCACGAATATATTATTACTGTTGATGTTGCCAGAGGAATCGGTGGCGACTATAGTGCTTTCATCGTGTTTGATATCACCACTCTCCCGTACCAGATCGTTGCGAAGTACAGAAATAATGAGATTAAGCCTGTACTGTTTCCCTCGGTAATATTCCAAGTATGTAAGGAGTATCGCAATCCTTATGTTTTAGTAGAAGTAAATGACATAGGAGATGCTATAGCAGCAACACTTAACTATGATCTAGAATATCCTAACGTACTCATGTGTGCTATGCGTGGTAGAGCAGGGCAGATAGTGGGACAAGGATTCTCAGGAAATAAAACACAACTAGGTGTAAAGATGAGCATCACTGTCAAGAAGATAGGATGTTCTAATCTGAAAGCAATTATAGAAGAAGATAAATTACAGTTCTGGGACTTTGATATACTACAAGAACTGACTACTTTTATACAAAAGAAACAAGCATGGGAAGCAGATGAGGGTTACCATGATGATCTTGTTATGTGCATGGTATTGTTTGCATGGTTAGTCATGCAAGATTACTTTAAAGAAATGACTGATCAAGATATTCGTAGGAGGATATATGAAGAGCAAAAAAATCAAATTGAACAGGACATGGCTCCTTTTGGTTTTGTGGACGATGGTCTGGGCGATGACACTTTTGTAGATGCTGATGGATCTTTTTGGTATGGAGACAAGCAAACAGAAGTTGGTTATATGTTACCCGATCTGTGAAGAAGAAAAAGAAATGCAAAAAATGGAAATGTTCAAAATATAAAGGAAAGAAATGTAACTGCGGTAGAATACTATGATGGATCTTGATAGTCAATTTGAGTTAGAACATTTATTATTCAAAGATAGAAGATGTAGAACTTGTAATCAGATCAAGAATCTACTGGAAGATTTCTACATGTCAAGAAAACAGAAGAGAGGTTTACCATCTGCATATTCTTACGAGTGTAAGGACTGTACTATTAAAAGAATAATAGCAAAAAGAAAGAAGAAAAAGAAAAATAGACCTAGACCTTTACCTCCATATCTAGCAGATTATCCAGACTGGTAGGGTGTTCGTGTGTTGTTTCCCCTCTTAAGACATTTAAAACTCTAAATAACTTTAGATAAAATTGATATCTTAAGAGGTAAAATTAAATGGCAAGTCAAGTCTCGCCTGGTGTTATTATTAAAGAACGTGATTTGTCCAATGCTGTTGTTGTTGGTTCTAGTGCCCTTCGTGGTGCTTTTTCTTCCACTTTTAGCAAAGGACCAGTAGGCAGTATTGTAAACATAGGTTCTGAAAGAGAACTAATAGAAGTATTTGGTACACCAGTAGAGTCTAATGCTGCTGACTGGTTAGTAGCATCTGAATTTCTACGTTACGGTGGACAATTAGCAGTTGTTCGTGCAACCACAGGAGTAGAAAACGCAACCAAATCTGGAACAGGTGTTCTAATTGCTGATGAAGCAGCATTTGATTCTGGAGTAACATCAGAAAAATTTGCAGCAAGAGATGCAGGAACAGATGGTAATAATTTAAAAATTGTTATTGTTGATAAAGTTGCTGATAGCAAAATGGTTAAAGCTGGTCACAGTTTATCAGTTGGTGATACACTTAGTGATGGTGCAACAACAGATCACGAAGTTACAGTTGTTATAGATGCTAACACAGTTGGTATTAAACATGGTGGTGCTGGTGCAGTAACTGGTAACGGATTTACTCAATCCGCATTTACATCATCTGACTGGAACGCACTTACAATAGGTGACACAGGTTTAACATACAAAGCAATTGGTGCTAGACCAGGCACAAGTGCATACGCATCAGAAAGATTTTTATCTGCTGATGAAGTTCATGTTGCAGTTGTAGACACATCAACTAATACAGTTGTAGAAAGATTACTTTTCCTCTCTAAGTTATCAGATGGTAAGACTCCAGAAGGAGCATCAGCATACTGGAAAGATTATGTTAATGAGTTTTCTGAATTCATTTACGCAGGAGCAGCATTAACAAGTTCTGGTGCTGGTCACGAACTTACAACTGCTGGAGAAGACTCAGGTGCAACAGCAGCATCTTACGGAGCAACATCAGCAGCACCTAAAGTGATGGCATATATCACTACAGATGCTGGAGGAAATCTCTCAGGTGGTACAGATGATTATGCTTACACCGCAGGAGAGATTGCTGCTGGATACAATTCATTCTTAGATACAGAAGAAACAACAGTTGACTTTGTTCTTATGGGTGGATCAATGAGTAATGAGACAGACACAATTGCTAAAGCAAGTGCTGTTGCTGGAGTTGCTAATACAAGAAAAGATTGTATCGCATTCCTCTCACCTTATACTGGCAACCAAATTGCTACATCAGGTGGAACTGCACTTACACCATCATTACAACTAAGCAATACAATTGATTTCTTTGACAATATTGCTTCTAGTTCATATGTTGTTAAGGATAGTGGAATCAAATACACATACGACAGATTCAACGACAAGTATCGTTACATCGGTACTAACGGTGATATTGCTGGATTATGCGTATCAACTTCCGCAATCCTAGATGATTGGTATTCACCAGCAGGAACTAACCGTGGTGGATTACAAAATGTAGTTAGACTTGCATTTAATCCTAACAAGGCAGCAAGAGATGATTTATACACAGCGTCTATAAATCCTGTTGTATCATTGCCTGGTACTGGTCCTATACTATTTGGAGACAAGACTGCTCTTTCTTCTCCATCTGCATTTGATCGTATCAATGTTAGACGTCTCTTCCTCAATATTGAGAAGAGAGCAAAAGGTCTTGCTGAAGGAGTATTATTTGAGCAGAATGATTCTATTACTAGAAACGCATTCACTGCTTCAATTTCTTCTTATCTAACAGAGGTTCAAGCACGCAGGGGTGTAACAGACTTTCTAGTCGTTTGTGACGAAAGTAACAACTCCCCAGAGGTTATTGATCGTAACGAATTTGTTGCAGAACTATACCTCAAGCCAACTAGGTCAATCAACTTTGTAACAGTCACAGTTACTGCTACAAGAACTGGCGTATCTTTCGCTGAAGTAGTTGGTAGATAATCACATTACAAAAACATAACGAGGTAAAAAAACAATGGCAAGTTCAAATGTCAGTTCATTTATACAAAGGGTTGGGCAAGGCGTCAAACCCAATATGTTCATGGTGGATGTAAATTTTCCTGGTTCATTAGGTAAGAGTGCTGATGACCTAGAAACTACAAACATCATGTGCAAGTCTGCTGCATTACCAGGTTCTAACTTGGGTGTAATAGAGGTTCCTTTCCGTGGAAGAACAGTTAAGATCGCTGGTGACCGCACCTTTGATACTTGGACTGTAACATTCTTCAACGATAAAGATTTCAAACTTCGTGCATTCTTTGAAGAGTGGGCAAACAAAATCAATACTCATGAAGCAAATACTTCTGAGTTGTTTACACCTAATAGTAGCACTGGTTACACTGCAGATCTAAAAGTTAAGCAACTTGAAAAAGATGATACTACAACAGGATCTGTTCTTAGACAGTACACTCTATTCTATTGCTTCCCAACTAATGTTTCTCAAATTGATCTTGCTTATGATAGCAATGACCAGATAGAGGAATTTACAGTTGAGTGGCAGTATTCATACTTCAAGGCAGAAGGTGGAACTAGAGATGGCGTTTCTGCTATTCCTGTGGTATAATAAATAGAAAGAAGAAGCATACTATAAAGTAGGTAGTCATGAGTCAATTATTTGGCTTCCAGATTAATCGCAAGGAGGGTCGGAAGGGTCAATCCCCCGTCCCTCCTAATGCTGATGAGGCAATTGCCATAGCAGCTGGTGGTTATTATGGGACATATGTAGATACGGATAATCAAGCTCGCAATGAGTTTGAGATGATCCGTCGTTATCGTGATATGGCATTGCATCCAGAAGTGGACAGTGCTGTAGATGAAGTTGTAAATGAGTTTGTTGTAAGTGATGCTCATGATACTCCAGTAGAAGTAAATCTAGATAATCTAGATGTTGGAATGGGAGTAAAGAGAAAGATTAGAGACGAGTTTGAATATATCAAACGTCTTTTAAACTTTGACAATCGTGCACATGAGATTATTAGGTCTTGGTATATTGATGGTAGATTATTTTATCATAAAGTTATAGATCTAGATAATCCAAAGAAAGGTATTACAGAACTTAGATACATTGATCCACTGAAGATCAAGAAAGTTCGTCAAAAAATTAACGATAAACCAAAAGATTCTTTTGGACAACAACAAATAAAAGGTACTGCATTAGAATATGAGTACGGAACATTTGTAGATTATTACCTCTATAATCCAAAAGGATTTTATAAAGGTGGTGTTTTAGGACCTATTGGAGACATGTCTTTATCCAAAGGTGTCAAGATGGCAATAGATTCTATTACATTTTGCCCATCAGGATTACAAGATTTAAACAAGAGAATGACTCTTGGTTTCTTACACAAGGCAATCAAGTCTCTCAATCAACTTAGAATGATTGAAGACTCTCTAGTCATATACAGACTTTCTCGTGCACCAGAGCGTAGAATATTTTACATTGACGTAGGTAACTTACCAAAAGTAAAAGCAGAACAATATCTCCGTGACGTCATGGCACGTTACAGAAACAAGTTGGTTTATGATTCCAGCACTGGTGAGATGCGTGACGATAAAAAACACATGAGTATGCTTGAGGACTTCTGGTTACCTCGTAGAGAAGGTGGTAGAGGAACTGAAATTACTACACTGCCAGGTGGTCAAAACCTAGGTGAACTCAAGGATGTTGAGTATTTTAAAAAGAAATTATTTAACAGTTTGAACTTACCTCCATCTCGTCTTACAGATGACAACAAAGGATTTAATCTAGGTAAGACAACAGAGGTTCTCCGTGACGAACTTAAGTTTACTAAGTTCATTGGTCGTCTCCGCAAGAGATTTAGCGAGATGTTCCAAGACATGCTTAAGACTCAACTCATCCTGAAAGGAATCATTGCTCCTGAAGATTGGGACGACATGAAGGAGCATATACAATATGACTTCTTGTTTGATAATCACTTCAATGAATTAAAAAATATTGAGATGATGAATCAGAGAATGATGACAGTAACACAGATGGATCCATTTGTAGGCAAGTATTATTCTATAGAGCATGTGCGTCGTCACATCTTAGGTCAGAAGGACAAAGACTTTAGAGAGATGGACAAGCAAATGAGACAAGAAATTGATCAAGGTCTTGTTATGGATCCTCAAGATGTCAATACATTTGACACTATGGATCGTCAGAACACTGCTTTCCAACCTGAGATTCAAGCACAACAAGCAGATGATGCTGTAGAGAGGGAGTTAGATAAA